GCTGAGAAACTGCTCTAGGTCGCCCAGCTCGGTCACGAGGCGGCCGGCGAGGATGTCGCGGCTGGCCTGTGCCATGGCGCGGATCTCGTCCCGCAGCGCCAAGAGCCGACGGGTTGTCCAGTTCGGGTGGGTTAGCTCGAACAGGTCTCCCTGCGTGAGTCGGTCCAGGCGCCGTTGAATCTCGACGCTGGCCCGGTCGTCGGACTTGCGGAGCAGGTCGAGGATCCGGGCGATCAGGCCGTTGGCATAGCGGTTCAGATAGACCTGATGCCGAGCCGCCGCGTCACTGATCGGAGCTTGCGTCGGCGCCGGGCTGGCCATCGTCGTCCTCGCTCATGTTGTCGCCGAGACCCATTCGGGCGATCTGATCGGCGATCTCCTGCTCGATGGTTGCAATCTCGGCTTCCGCGTCGAAATCATCCGGGAGGATGCCGCGGCGGCGAACCTCGTCGAGGAAGGTCTGCCGGCTGATCTCGTTGCCCTTGCGCATTTCCAGGAGAAGACGGGCCATCTCCGCGCTGTTCGCCAGGATCGAGAACTCGTTGAAGATGGAGATGCTGCCGCCGTCCTCGAATCTGCCGCCGAGATACAGCATGGTGAATCCCATAGCGTTCTCGATCAGATCCGAGACCTTTTCGACCATGAGACCAAGCTGGCTATCGGCGCGTGCCTCGTCGATCGACGCTTCGGTGGCGGTCGCGTCGCCTGAGCGCCGGGTGATCAGCTCCAGCCCCATGAGCGCCATGCGCTGCTCGATGTCCTCGATGTCCTGCCGGCCAGACTGGATGGCCGCGCCCGTGTGCTCGACGTATTCGAGCTTCGAGCTGGCGTCCGGAGAGCGCACGATGCGGTTCGGGCCGATCTCGATGTTGCCATCGTCCTCCATCGGCGCGCCCGACCAATGGAGGATGGGCACACGTGCGACATGGAGGATGTGACGTTGATCGCTCGACGACTGCCAGTGCTCGACATTGAGCCAGGCGAGGTCCTCCAGCGGCACTTCCCCCACCATGACGTCGTTGGCGTCGCCCCACACGGCAGAAGCCAGGGGGACGATCTTGAGGGGATTCGGACCCTGCTGGTGGAGCGTCCAGCCCTCCGCGTTCTCGGTCTTCTTCCGGCGGTATATCTGCCAGTCCTCGCGCGAGATGACTCGCACCTGGTCGTAGGTCACATCACCGAAATCCCCAGATGGCTCCGTGACGGTCTCGAGGATCCGGATCTGGTCAAGCTGCGTCGAGCCGTCGGGCCCGATGCTGTGTCGCCAGCCGATGAGCTGGAGCGGAGACACCGCGATCCAATAGGGCCGGGCGCCGGCGGCCCGAACCGTCGCCTGGGTGGACCCTTCCGGCAGCGCTGGCATATCGACGAGGATGTGGGCGGCGCCATACTGCATGAAGGTCTGCATCAGGGCCGGCGCGAACACTGACAGCGCGTTGCCCATGTTGTCGACGTTGTCCATCAGGCCAGCAACGTCATCGGGCACGTCGTCGCCGACCGTGATCGGCTTGCGGAACGGTTTGGCCGCCAGAGAGCGGACAGTCTTGCGGAAGCCGTTGAACAGGAACGAGCGCTTGGTCCGGTTCGTGTAGGCTTCTTGGGACTCTGCCTTCTCCTTGGGCAGATACCGCTGCCCTGCAGCACGCATCGCCCGGGTTCCGCCCATCAGGTCTTCCGTCATCATCCAGATGGGCTCGATGTACTGGTAGAAGGCGTTCGGGCGGCTTGGGCTGTTCGTGTCGTTGGTGTCCTTCGACGCGCCCTCCGACAGCGATGTGCTGGTGTTTCGATAGAAGACGTGCCGACCGGAGAGGGCAGCGGGATCGAGCGTCGGGTTGGCCATGGGCTAGTCCTCGCTGGTGGCCACCATGGAATGGCAGGCGGCAATGTGGAGGCGCAGTGCGATCTGACGGAGATCGGCGAACGCCTGGGTGTCGGTGGGATTGCGGGACGCCACATCGACGGCGGTAAGCAGGGACATGGTTTCGTCGACGTCGAGCACGCCTTCTCCGATCACGTTCGGCGAGGCGACGTGCTCAAATCTCTGGTGGAACCGCTGGTCGGTCATCACCTCGGCGGGACCGTTCTCGATGTCGATGCCTAGGAAGACGATCCAGTCGCCGGTCCGCACGGGCACGGCACCGCGAAACACGGCGGTCTCATCGTCGAGGTAGCGGAGATTGGGCAGCTTGACTCCGAGGTGGAACTGCACGGCGTAGACCATCGCGCGGGTCGTCACATAGGGTGCGACCTCGTCGCTGGGCGCTCGGTTGATGGCGGACTCGATCGCATTGAGCTTCACAGCAGGAACTCCTGGCTACGGGCGGCGGGTCGGGTCGACATGACGGCGTAGCGGGTGTCATCGCCCGCGTGGTCCTCCGCCTCGGTGTCCACGTCGTCGGGGTACTTGTCGTCGCGCTGAAGGACCGGGACCGTGCGCAGGAAGTCCGTGCACCAGTCGAAGACATAGAGGCCGGGCTTTTCGAGCGGGGCCTCAACCACGTTGTTCAGCAGCTCGCGCATCCGCTGCCAGCCGGGGATCCGGGTGTTGTCGGCTTTCGAGAAGACGAGCTGATGGCCGGCCGCTCGGGCGCCGCGGCGCATCTGCTCATAGGTCGACGGACCGCCCATCTCGGTGAAGATCGACGGGTCCGCCACGCAGCCCGAGAACGACTTTCCGGCCGACCGGCGGGCGATCCCGTCGCCCAGCGTCGCATTGTTGAGCCGCAGGCCCTGGTTGGCGATCACGAGGCCGTTGTCGTCCTTGGCGACGGTGTACCACTCGTTGATCCGGATCATGGATCCGCGCGGGAAGAACAATTCGCCGTAGGTCCGGTGGTAGACCGTCGAGCCATCGCTGATCGCCCAGATCCCGAGCGAGGCCGGCGCCGCCGAGCCCCAATCGAACGAACGTCGCAGCCTCCAGGTGTTCGGCACTTCAAAGGGTGGGAGGACGTGAAGACGCGGCGACCAGAGATCGTCGAAGAACCCACCGGCGACAATATCCCAATTGCCCTCGCGCCAAGCTTTCACCAGCGCGTCGTTTCCTACGCCCTTAAGGCGGTTCTCATAGCCCGGATCGTTGTCGACCAGGGCGCGGTTGTCTTCCAGGCGAGACGGGATGAACACGCGAGGCTCGCCGGTCTTCGCGTCGATCAGCACCGTAAAGCCGGCGGGCGCCGGCGCGATGAACCGGGCCTTGACCCATCCGTGGCCCGGACCGCCCGGGTTGCCGGTGGCACGCAGGCAGGGCGGCACACCCTTGGCCGACCGCATGGCGCCGCGCATCAGGTTGAACGCCTTATCGTCCGGCCACTGCGTCAGCTCCTCGAAGCAGATCCAGGAGTAGTCGTGGCCCTGATAGTGCTGGGCGGCGTTGCCGTCCTTCAGGTGACGGAATCGCAGTGTGGCGCCGTTCGGGAACGTCCACATGGCGCGGTTCTCGTTCCAGATCGCACCGAGCTTGTAGAACAGCTCCTTGGAGCGGGCGATGACCGCTTCCAGGTCGACGAAGTAGCGGCGAACGAACATGCCCTTCGCACCGCCCTTGTACCGGCCGGCGTGCTGTAGCCAGTCGCCCAGCATCCCGTCGGTCTTGCCGCCGCCGCGCGCACCGCCGAAGAAGATCTCGGGGAGGGGGCATTCGATGAGCGCTTCCTGGGGGCCAGGCTGCGGCTGCCAGATCGTGATCGGCTCGGAGACCAGGCGGTTCGACCACTGAGAGGCGACAGACCGCGGCTTGTAGCGGACGGGGTTCGGCCTGTGGCGCGCACGCGCGGCCATTCGGTAGTTGTCACGGACGCGGGCGGCATTCAGCGCCGCCATCAGGCCACGTTCCGTCGATGCCAGCTCGCGCCCTTGAACGGGAACGGTGTGAGCGTTCCGGCCAAGTAGAGCGGATGCGATGGATGGCCCGCCTTGGTCAGCTTCAACGCCTCCGGCCGGCGGCCTTCGGCCTCGATCCAGCCAAGCACAGTCTCGTCTTGGCCCATGAGGTCGCCATGCGCGCCCCAGGCGCACACGATGTGCTTGGGGGCGTCTGCCATCCTGTCAACGGCGCGCCGGATGTAGTCGTGGTTCTGCTCTCCCACGGGATCCACGGCAGAGAACAGGGCGCGCGGGTCGGTGGCGCGGTAGGCAAACAGGTTGACCACCTCCAGCGCGCCGCAGCCCCAGGACTTCGCGAAGCCCACGCATCGCCGGATCGTTGGGTCATCCTGCGCCGCATCGGCAGTCGACGGGTTCAGCATGAAGAAGACCACGTGCGGCAACGCCGCGTCCCATTCGCGCCGCAGCCAGTAACGGTAGGTGCCACAGTCGGAGATCGCAGCTTGTGAGCGGTCACTGAACAACTGGTCGGTCACGCTGCACCTCCCTCGACCACTCGGGGGTTCCACTTGCTCTCCCAGTCCTCGGGGGTCTTCTGCTTCGCTGGTACCTCGACCACGAAGGTCTCGCGCAGCTCGCCGTTGACATCGACCTTGTCTGTCTGGCCAAGGACCTGCTTTCCGAGCCAGATCAGCATGGCGACATTGCCCTTCTGGGCCGCCTGGTACTGCATCCTCCGCAGGGACACCTTGAAATGCGCGAGGCCCTTCTGGATGCGTTGTTCGAACTCGGTATCGCTCTTTCGGCGCTTGCTGAGTTGCCAGGGAGTAATGCCCAGGACCGTGGCGATCTCCTCGAACGTACAGCCGATGGAG